AGATACGTTATGTGAATTAGAGCCTTTTCTATGACCAGGCTTTACCCACTCGTTTGCAACCTTTTTAACGCGTTCTAGAAGTTGAAATGGAGATTCAGTTCTTAATATAGCTCCTTCTGGTGCTTTTTGAGGTATTTGAATAACTGCTGTATCATGTGGTCTGAAATATTCGTCCTCAACTAATTCAGGGTGGTTATTAACCAAGTAGTTATATATAGACTCATTCTTACCTACTCTTATCCTTCTAATATAATAACCATTATGCCATGCATGTATACCAGATGATGTACCTAATGTTAAAGAGGTTGTTCCTGCAGGTTTAACTGTAGTACACCTCGCTGATGGGTTTATATCTATTAGTTTTGCAACTCGTGTATTTTCTCGTTTAACTATACTTGCAGCTTTCTTCATATCATAACCTAATACAACACCTGACCCGATTCCTGTCATCGATACACCGATAAGTGCATCCTTTTCTGTTGTTTCCTGCCATATTGGTCTTAGGTAATGAAAATCTGTATAACCTGCCTGTAGGGTACCAATAAATGCTGCAGCTTTTACCCTATCGTTTAAATCTTCTTGTGATTCTATATCACTTGCATTTACTTCACAAAGGTTACAGAATTGATTTGGTCTCAAAGCGATTTCACAACAAGGGTTAGTACCCCAATCTTTATCATTGTTTAAATATATACCTGGCTCTCCAGCTCCTGATAATTCAACTCGCTTCCATAAATCTAAGAAAAACTCTTTTGTTATCTTATGTCTCATTAAACAAGCAGAGTTGTTTGCCCTACCTCTCTGAGGGTTTGTTTCCCACCAGTTACCAGACTTACAGCCAATCATATCATCATCATCTGCATTAAATAAACTAATAAGAGCTGCTCGTCTAATACCACCAGCTAGTACTGCATCTGCAATATGGCATACTATATCATGTGCTTCTAGAGTTGTTAATTGTGTACCATTCTCTTTATCTTTTAGCATACCTTCAATTTTTACCAAACACTCCTTTAATGGTTGAGGTCCTGGGGCTTTACCACCGGAAGTAACTAGCATAGCTCCTTTAGGTCTAATATCAGAGTAATCAAACTCTACTCTTGAACCACCTCCATTCATATACGACTTCATTAAAACTTTAACTGAATCCGCCCATCCTTCTATAGAGTCACCTATTAGGAATCTTCTCTTTCTTTTTGGATATGGTTTAGATATAACTGGTAGTTTAGCTACATGATGTTTTTGAACTGAAAATCCTACACCTGTACCACCTAGTAGTAAAAACATACATTCTGCAAAAGAGTCTATATGATCTACTGGCATAAAAGCACAATTGTAAATTCTGTTAGGTGCAACCTCTATAGGCTTACCACCAAATTGCATAGATCTCATTGAAGGTAAAACTTTCTTATCATACACAAATCTATAAGCATTATCTATCTGATCTTTTAAATCTGGATAAGATTTAATATGCATAGCCTTATTACGACTTACTAATTCTTCCCAAGTCTCTCTCCTATTTACTTCTGGTAAGTATTTTGCATACTTCATATAGACTGTAATGTCTGATAAAATTTTAGATGATATTTCCATTGTGTATTCCCTTTATTAGTTATTTTTATATGTGAGATAAAAAAGACGAACCTGTGGGGTTCATCTTTGATGTGGTAATAATTAGGCTACTACCTCGAGCCCTCACTAAGCTCTTTAAATTTATTTTGTAAATATTTACGTTTAGATTCTTCACCGTTATCCATTTGTTTTTGCGCATCTTTACCTTGTATAGAATCTCCTTCGTAAATGTCAATTTGACCATTCGATGTATTCATTTTACTAGGAAATGTAATACCATCAGGTCCAAATCTATTTTTTATTACATGCCAACGACCTGTACCTGCTACCTTATCTTCTATCTTTCTTGATAGTGATAATACGAAATCAGCTGTCATTATTTTACTATAAGATTCAGCAATCTTTTCTGCTCCAATAACATCATCTTCTAGTGCTGATCTATTTGCTTGAGATGCTGTCCAAACTGGTATCTCATACTCCCCTGCTAGACCTCTCAAATCTTCATAGATATTTCCTAACTCATGCCTTACTTCTTTACCATTACCTCTTAACAAATCAGCGTAATCTACTACTATTACATCTGGTTTATAACCTTGCATTTGACATCTATCAAGGTGGGCTTTTATTGTATTGACTGTAGCTGATTTAGTTGGATAGTACTTTACTACAAGGTTACCTTCAAGTTTTTCTACGCACTCTTTAACTTCGTCAATATGGTATTTTAAATTTTGAGCAGCAATACCTGTAAATACGGAATCAAATCTTAAACCTACATACGGTGCACTTAACTCTAAAGTGTATAAGCAAACGTTTAAACCTTTTTTAACTGCATTAGCAGCAACATTAACTAATCCCCATGATTTACCAATACCAGCTGGTGCAACAAATACTCCAAGTTCGCCAGGACCTAAACCACCATCCATTAAGTCATCTATAACATTCCAGCCTGAAGCTACCGTTTTTCTAGTGCTTTCAGCAAACCTATCATCTATATCAATATTGTATTGATGACCAATATCTCTTTCAGAACCAGCCTTCATTGCAGTATCTATTTTTTCCTTTATAGATTCATACTCACCTAACTGAAGTAGGTTTACTGAATCCATAATTGCAGCTTTTAAAGTTTGATTCTTACAAAAATCTAACGCTTCCTGTTCAATAAATTTTATATCCTCAGCTTCAAACTGCTTTACAACTTGCTTTAATGTATCAACTATAGTAGTTTTTAATACATCGTTATCAACGTCGTCTAGTCTAACCTTCATAACTTCCAGTGTTGGTAATGAACTATACTCAGTAAAATAATCAATAACCTTTTCAATAATCCACTGATTAGATTCAGATTCCATAAACTCAGGTCGCAATATATCACTAATCTGCTGTAAGAATAATCTATCTTTAAAGAGAGCAGCTATCAGTTTAATCTGAAATGAATACCCGTATTTGCTAAATGTATCTGTCATATAGTTAATATAATAAAATTATTTGAGAATTCCAACTTACTTAGTAGATGATAGTGCATCTAAAGTTGTAAAAACTTCTCGTATCCAAAAATCTAGATTCTTAATACCGTTAGTCATTCGGTCTTCCATAAGTAAAAGTTTAAAGTTAGTTTTATTTAACCTCGTAAGTTCACCGTTAATAACATTACGTATAATCTCTTTCGATTTACCTGATATATCTACATCATGTAATTGCATAAGTTTATAGTTTAACTCTAGTTGATCAGTAGAATCTGTTATTTGTTGTAGCATTTTTATAGATGAATCTGCACTCATATCAACAAGATCATCTAATGTTAATTTTGTATCACCAAATAGTGCTGGTAATCGTTTTTGTAACGTTTTTAACCCAGTACCTTTTATGCCAGGTATACAGTCTGACTTGTCACCTGTTAATACTCTGTATAGTAGAAAGTTATGTGCTGGTACGCCGTAATCTACCTCGACATCATTTTTGAAGTATAGCTTCTTTTTAGTAGGACTCCATACAGAGATTCTATCATCAACTAACTGAATAAAATCCTTATCTGATGACATTATAAAGCATTGTGATTCTGTAAGTACTTGTTTGCACGCATATGCTATAGAATCATCAGCTTCTATATTTTCTAGTGCTAGAGTAGATACTGGTAAATTATTTAGGTACTGAATTAATCGACCTAATTGCATTTTCATGTTTTGATTGTCAGCTTCTTTGTCAATATTACCTTGAAAGGATCGGTTAAGATTTACTTTACTTCGCCTGCTAGCTTTATACTCTGGAAATAGCTTCCTTCGCCTTTGACTTCCTCCTCTACCATCCCAACAAAGTATCACCCTTGTCGGTTTAATATTTTTAATTGCATAACCTAGGGATAAAAGTGAACCAGTAATACCTCCGACATGTACGCCATCATCATTAGTTACTGGTGATGTTGTCCAAGCACGTATAAAAGTATTTAACCCATCTACCAGCAGAACTCTATCATTGAGCTCTGCTGGTTTTGAGTTTGTTTCAGTTAATGAATCAAGTATTGAAAAGTATTTGTTTTTACTCATACTATTCTGGAATTGCTTCAGTTGATAATTCAATATCATCGATACCGAGATTATCAGTCTTATATTCCATTATAGCAGCATCACAAATTTTATTATACACCTCATCACGTAACCCATCATTACCTTCAAGTAACCCATTCCAATCTTTAGATAAGAATTTATGAGCTTTACCAGTATCATCAGTATATGTATACCATGACCCACCTTGACTGATAAGTTTATGATTTTTAAGAGCTGTTAACCATCCACCAAAATTATCTACACCACTATCAAAAAAGATATCGAATTCAGCCGTTCTTAACGGTGGACCCATTCGGTTTTTAATAATTTTAGCTTTAGTTTTAATACCAATTACTTGATCTTTACCATCAACTTTTGCTTTAATTTGCCCTGCAGCTTGTAAACGTAATCTACATGAAGCATGGAATCCTAAAGCTTTACCACCTGAGGTAGTATAAGGGTCACCAAACATCGCTCCAAGTTTTACTCTCAATTGATTAGTAAACACAAGAGTTACCTTTTGCCTACCCATTAATTGAGTAATTTTTCTCATTGCTTTAGATAATACAATTGCTTTACTCGTAGCCCAACCATCTTTAGAATAATCAGCTTCTTGCTCTACTCGTGTAGTTGCAGCTGCAACTGAGTCAACAACGATTGTAACCATTCTATCTTTATCCGACTCTCTAACCTTAGAAGTAATATTTTCAATAACTTCAAAAATATCTTCTACTGTATCAAGTTGAATGTATAGCATATCTTTAACATTAACACCAATAGCTCTAAGGAAATCTTCATTACATGCATTCTCAGTATCGATAAATACTGCTAAACCACCTTTCTTTTGAGTATCTGCAAGTAGGTGACCTGCTAATAAAGATTTACCAGAAGCTTCTAGACCAGTTAATTCGCATATTCTGCCAACTGGTATTCCTCCGTATTTTCTGTTAGATATTGCTAAATCAAGCATAGCCGAGCCAGTAGAGATCCATTCCATTAAATCAGCTGGAGTCTCTTCTGAACCGTCTAGGAAGTAAGCAACCTTGTATCCTTTAAATTGTTTGTTTAAACTTGTAGCTAGAACATCAGCTAGGTCGTCTCTTGTAGTCTTTTTAGACATATATAACCCTCTTTTTAGTTATTGAATAATTCGTCAAAAGCAGTATTTACATCATCTACCTTTTTAGTATTTGTTGAAGTAGGTTGTGCAGTAGTAGCAGCTGGTGCGCCTGAGCCTGTTGAAGTTTCAGATTCACCTTGTTCTGGATCTAACCAAATTGCTAATTGCTCTTTCAACTCATCATATGAAACTTTCTTAAAGATATCGTTTGCATCTTTTTGACCGTTCATAATTTTCTCAGCAACCTCTTTATTCTCAGTAGCTGGAGTTTGATTAGGTTTAATTCTAATCGTAGTTTGTGGATATTGCTTACCAAGTTCTGCAGCAGTCATGAATTCAACTGTAACATCTCTACCTGCATTTAAGTCAGTAATATCACCGTAATCAGGATCTGCTATAAAGCTTAATAATTCCTGGTAAACTGTTTTACCAAAGCCCCATAATTTTACACCTTCTGATTCCTGCCCTCTTACTAGTACCGGAACATAAGTTCTCATTTTAGGTTCTAGTTTTCTTGACATTTGCCAGTCATCTCTGTTACCTGTAGCTTTAAGTTTTTCTGCAAACTCTACTACTGGATCAGCTTCTCCATGAGTTACCGGTGACATGAATGTCTTACCATTTAATCCATAGTGAAAGAATAACTCAATAAATGGGTTGTCTTTGTTATACTGATAAGGTACGATTCTGATTGTTTGTTTACCTGGTTCTGGTTTCCAAAGGTTGTTTTGTTTACCTGTTTGGTTTTGTAGGCCTGAAAGCCTCTTGCGGATTGCATCTAAGTCTAATGCCATAATTTTCCTCTTTTAGTTATTAATTGTTATTGTTATTGATTAAGTTAGTTGTTAATTATTATAATAATAAGTAGCTACTAACAGCTTATTTATACTAAATATACGAACTATTTATCGTTTCTGCAACTGTTTATCTAAAAACTTTACAGTGTCAGCGTTCATATTGTTATGTTTTGCACAGTAGTTATATAATTCTTCGGTTGTACCATCAAACGTTTCCATCCATTTTATAATATTATCTTTATGTATAGAAAACTTTTTTGATAAAGATTCTACAAGTCTTGTAAGTCGATCTCGCTCTACCTTATCACCATCTTCTCGTAATAAATTATACCTCTTCCTATACCGTTTCTCAATATCATGGTATAGACTATCTGATTTAGGTTCAAATCCTTTATACTCCTTTAAAAACTTTTTCTGATCTTGCTCCATCCATTGAAGTTCCCAATCTGCTTGTTCAAATAGAACTGGGTACTCGAAGTCACCATTTCGTATCTTATCTATTAACCCTTTACTATATGGTAGTGATTTATGTGAACGAAAGCGTCTCCACCAGTAAAATGGTGAGCGTTTACCTCCTTTAGGTCTTATAGGTGCTTTACTCATTATTTCCAAAGTATTTGAATAGCAACTAAAGTGGTTGCTAAAATTAACGATATCATTGTCTTCATAGTTATACCCTCTCCCATGACTAGGTAGGTTAAAATACTAAATACTATCATACCTGTACCAAAACCTATAAATCTACCAGGCCATAATGAACCGTCAAAGTATCCAACTACATAGGTTGTTGCATATATAAACATATAAGAAATTGGCATACTGAATATTGCTGCCATCCAAAACGGATTTTCTTTTGCCCATGTCCAAACAAACTGACCGTTAGTTTGAACCCATATTAAAGCTTGCCCCATTAAAAACAAGATTATTCCTATAACTAATTTACCCATAATTTCTTTTTTATATAATATACGAAATATAATAACAATAAACAACTTATAGTTATAATAAATTTAATTATTTCGTAAGGTATTTTTATTACCCAATACCCTAATCCAATTAAAACTAATAATGCTATTATTTCCATATTTTTTTATTTTGTGACTCCGGAGGGATTCGAACCCCCAACCATCAGAGCCGAAATCTGACATTCTATCCAGTTGAACTACGGAGCCGTTGTAGTTTATAATTCTACTCTTTAATTTCTATTGTTTTAGTTTTTCTATTGTTCTTCCAAGTCCTACTATGAAATCGTTAAGCGAATAATCCTCTCTACCATCTCTCACTTCTTCCATCATATTCTTATGTTTCTCTAATTCCACAATTGCTCCTGAATTAAAATTTCCATTTGCGAGTTCATGGATTGCATACAATTCCATACACACAAATATCTTATCCATACTTACGTGTTGTGATGTATGACCAAAGTGGTCTTTGTAAAATTCTTCTGCTGTCATATCTATTATTTTAGTTCTTTAATTCTTTTTAAAACATAATGGTAACTTAATCTAATCTCCTCACCTAAAGGTGTTTTAAGATTAGGGATTCTTTCCAACTCCTCTATTACTCTTTGGTTGGCGTATTTCTCAATATCTAACAATGTAATTTCTATATACTTTTCAACATCAAGGTCTATTGTTAAATTACTTGCAATGTTTTTTTCTAACTTTTCTCTGTTCATATCTATTGTTTTAATTCTTTAATGTTAATTTGTAGCCCGACGGAGAATCGAACTCCGGTTACATGGATGAAAACCATGCGTCCTAACCACTAGACGACCGGGCCTAGTTTGTGGAGAAGGTGGGACTCGAACCCACGACTTCTACAGTGCAAGTGTAGCGCTCTAGCCAACTGAGCTACATCCCCTATTACACACACAATTTTTCTCTTAATCGTTTAACATGCTTACATTCTTGAAATCTTCGAAACATAGCCGCTGGACATTCACAACTAAAATGATTGTTATGAGTTCTTACTACGTTATAATACTTTAACTTACCAGTCTTCTTGTCGCGAGATCCCATCTCACTATATGTATGCGTCCACTTATCCATTAACCAATAATCTGTTCGTTAAACCACTGATCCATTGCATCATCTTCATGAAAAGATACACATACCATATGTATTTTAACAAAATCAACAATCTTTTTACCAAATCTACTAGTAGGATCAATATCATGACCAGCTACACCAAATGTGGTTATCGTCCATATATCACCTTTAGGGCCTTCTACTACACTAACTCGATATTGAACCATTACTCCATCTGCATCATCTAGCTGAACATCATGAACCATGCCTAATACTTCTGGATTAGGATCAGGAGTTGTTGCATACAACTCTCTACTATTTAATATTTTAAATTTCGCTTGCATGTTATATTAATTTTCTTTTTACTGTATATTTTCTGATTCGTTAGCCCATTCCATATCTAAATCTTTAGAACACGGTATCTGTAATTCGTCACATTCTATAGCGTCGAACTCGTCAGCAATCTTTTCAGTTATCTTGTTATCAATTTCTTGTAGTCTAGCAATTTCAGTTTGCAATTCTTTCAATCTAGTTTCAGTCATTTTTTAATTTTTATTTAATACTATTAGGGTATCTTCCCTTTTATTTATACCTAAAGATAAGAAAAATATCTCAGGCTACCAACTGTTTACACAGTTATTTTTAAACGTTTCTACCGTTTTCATATACATGCTTTACAGTAGGAAATCTTAAGGATATACCACCTTCTTGATTTTTAGTTTCTTCAAAGTACTGAACAGTAATCATTTTACCAATAAGCTTTTCAGGATTAGCATGATATCTAATTCTCTGCTCTTGATTCCATCCAGATCCTACAGCTACTTCATGACCTTTATGTAGTATATATGCTTGAGCTAGCATAGGAACTACAACCTCTCTACCTTCTCTAATAACTCTATGATTATCGAAATCAACACTTTGTACTTCGTATTCAGCATCAAAGAACTTTTTACATTTTAATAAGTTTTTAGAACGTTTACCTTCATATCCTGTATTCTTTCTTACCATTATACCTTCATAACCATGCTCATCAGCATCTGATATCATATCAGCTAGTTGTTCGTCAGATTCAACTGGATGTTGTTCTAATAGACTTAAAGTATCAGTCTCAGTTAAATCACAACCTAGTAAATTAATATATCTATCCTCTAAGGTTGCAGTACCTTTTTTAGTATCAAACTCTTCTAATGTCAAGTAATCGAATATAACAAACTTAGGATTCTTGATAGTATGGTTTTTTCTCTTGATCTGTTTCATTAACCCTTGAAAATGTTCGTTACCATCTTTATCCATCAAACAAATCTCACCGTCTAGAACAAAGTCTCCTGGTATCTTGGATACCTCGTCTATAACTTTTTGTAAAGTAGTGAACTCATTACCTTGTCTTGAATAGGCATTTACATATTCTTGCTCTTTTCGGATAATACATCTAACACCATCTAATTTTCTAGATGCTAACCATTCCTCGTTATCAAAGTCACAAAATTTAGGTTCATATTTGGTAGCTAATGCTACATCGAAGGTTGGGATCAATCCAGGTACAACTTTATTGATAACTGATTCAGAAGCTCTTATCTCAAGGTTTCTATCGATAATAGAGAATATAAGATCAGTATATTCTTTGTTTGCAATTATAAAACCATTTACCTGTGATATAGCATCATGACCAGTAAATGTTCTGTTATTTAAACCGTCTAACAAACTAAAAATATCTTTGTGAGTATTATACTTAAATAAACCGGTATTTTTTATACAGTTTTTAGAAGTAACGTTAAATTTTAGGAATTGATTGTATGTATAATACAACGCTTTGGTAATAAAATCATCGTTTTTTATAGTTTCGATAATCGTTTTTTTCTCTAGTAGAGAAGATGTAGACTTCATCTTATCGACGAATTCTTGTAGTTTTTTTAGGTTTGCACTCATAGTTTTATCTTTCTTATTTATATACTAAATATAAGAAAAAAAACTCAGACTACCAACTGTTTCAGGGTGTATTTTAGGATCTTTTCACTTTGATATACACGATTTCTTTGACTTCTGTAGATATATGTCTTAAACCGTCTTCATTGGTTGCTAATAAACAATTGCGATATTTATCCCAGTCTACCTGATAGCTTGTATCAAGAACACCGTTGTTTATCGATTTAATTAGCTCGTTTAATGCATTAATTGTATATAAAGTATTTGTGTGTTTTTTTCTGTGAAGTGATATTGTGTTATCTAGAATAGTTAACGGCTTGGATGAATCAACATTATATGTACACATTAATTCACTAGTGTCTACGCTTTTTAAGACAAAGATCTTGTT